CCATAACTGCTGCATTATCTACCGTATCCAATCTTGGGTCTGAGTTCACACCTGAAGAACGCGAACAGGCTCAACAGGTAGTACTTGGTGCAATAATTGTAACACAACTGTCTGCTGCTGCAACAACTAGGAGAATAAAATAAAATGAAACGCGTCCTATCATTCATCTGGAAACATCTTGATGCTTGGGCTGGCGAAGCCTTTACCATTGTTGGTTTAACTATTGCTTGGATAGTGCTACCTCCTGGTGACACACGTAACGTTGTAGGTATCATTTGTCTTGGTGCTTTTGCTGTTTGGACACTGTTTAAGGTGACCCTGAACACCGATTCTAAGGACAAATAAGGGCAAAATTAGCCACTTTTATAGGCAGGTTGGGTAGGAATATCCATCCTGCCTCTTTTGTCATTTAATCAGAATGTTTTCTGTAGTCCCTATCAGGTCTTGGAGCACGACCACCAAGTTTTTTAATGATAGCATCAATGGCTCTGGTCACTTTCATCCTAGCATTCTCACTACTCAAACCTAAAGCAACACCTAAATCTTTAGAGTTACGACCACTCAAATACCATTGCAATAATAGTTCTTGATGATGTGGTGCTATCTTTTCAAAAGCGTGGGATACATCTGCTTGCATAGTCATAAGGTTACCACCTTCACTAGGTGCAAATGTTTTTCTATCACCATTAACATCAGAGAACACTGGTTGAGACCAGTCGTCGCTAAGAATTGATGGAAGTATTTCTTCAACCACATCACGATGATAGTAAGATAAGTCTGCTAACTCGTAACCAACTGTTCTTGCTTTCTCTTTCTGACAGAAATCGTGTGCACGATTATGTAAAGACCTGTTAACAAATTTGGTTGCAAGTTTTTGGTCATCCATCTTAGACCACTCTTCAACCTTATTAGGGTGTTCCAAAAACCACAACCATAGTTCTTGAATGATATCTTCTTTTGGAACCATAGGATAATCTTTGTGTTTAGAGTAAGAAACATTCTTAACTAAAGCATTGTATTCTGTTATGTAGTCTACCACTTATACACTTTACCTTCTACAACAAATGAGTTACCAACCATTGGTACAGGTACAGGTGTTACTTTACCTCTATCAATGTAAAGAATTCCGAACCCACTTTGCCAGTTCGCTGAACCACCTTTAAGATAAGTTGCTTGTTTCAAATCCATTATGTTTCCAACTTCAAACCCATACAATGATGAGGTTTGTTTACCATTGAATGACGTGTTGTGATGGATTATTCCTTGCTTATGTGTATGTCCACACACTACTGACATACCAATCTTTCTTGCTAATGATACTGCTGTGCCACCAGCGTATCTACTAGTTGAGCCTTCATCACCGTGACCCATAACCCAACCAGGCGCAAATGACCACAGTTTATTATGGTATGTGATTTCTAACTCACGGTACCCTAAAAGTTTTTCGTACTTCAAATCTCTAAGTGTTGCTAACGCTGGCGCATCACGTTCAATGTATCTTTGTATTCTATCGCCATGATTACTTCTCATTAAATGAAAAGGTTTACTTCCTATTGCTTTACGAAACTTACCCATAATTCTAGTGGTTTCATCTAAATCATTTTGTAAATTAGAATGCTCGGCAGCATAACCTTTAGACCAGCGTGCTGGTGCTAAACAATCAGCCTCATCACCAACACAAAAAAGTTGGTCTGGTTGGTAGTCTTTAACAAATCTTATGACTGCTTCTATTGCTGGTTTATTATGCAAAGGAATCTGCATATCCGATAAGACTACAATGCGTTTCATTCAACGCCTTCCCATTGTTTATCTAGCACCATCATTGCGATGATTGCATAGTTTGCTATATCCAAAAAAGAATCACGTAACGATTCGTTCTCTGGTGTTGCACCTGTTTCAACAAGGTTATTGATGCGAGCAAGTTTGTCAAACATTCTCACACGTAACCCATTAAGTGGACCACCAGGTGAATCAGAAATATTCTTTGGTCCATAATCTTTTTGTTTCTTAATCAACAGTTCTGCTAAACCATCTGTGTACACATAAGTTAATTCTGCAAATTTTATTTCATTATACATGAGCAGTCATCTTTCCTTTGAACCAATCTAAACCACCATCTTTAATAAATAAACTGTTAACATCTTCACCATCAGGAATATTTATTGGTATTACTCCTGGAACTTTTCTTGCTAAGTCTTTAGCAAAATCACGACCTGCTGTATCACCATCAGAGAACACATATATTCTATCAAAGTCTGACAGAATTTTGTAATGATGTGACTTAATATTTTTTACTCCAGGAATACCAATAGCAGGGTAACCTATTTTAGAAAGTGTCATAGTATCTATTTCACCTTCGCATAAACATATCCAATCAGTTGCCTGAAAGTATGCTTCAACATTATATAACCTTGTCTCTGAACCTGGAAGCCCAAGATATTTTGGTTCAGAATAATCTATTGCCCTAAACCTGATATCAACAACACCTGCTCTAGTTATGTACGGTATCGCCAGTCTATTTTGGTATGCTTCGTGACCTACGAGTGGTTGGCTCACCACTCCCAGACGAAACTTCTCTGCGTCTTGAAGTGATAGTCCCCTCTTGGCGAGGTACTCTTCTGCCAAGTTGATTGACTTTTGGTAATGCGATGTCGCTTGTTCCAGTAATCTCTTCTGCTCTTGATTTTGCTTCACGAAAACCAATCCCTTCTTGTTCCATAATAATCTTGTACAAATCTCCTTTAATACTACACGCAAAACAGGAGAACGCATTCACCTCTGTGTTAACTGTTGCTGAGGCATGACGGTCAGAATGAAACGGACATTTCATACTGCGCCATCCTCTGCCAGATGGTACCTTGACAGCCCCATATAGCATCAACACTTTAGCAATAGGTGAATCAGACATCAAGTTCCCTTATCAAAGATAAGAACATGTAGAATGGCATTGTTGCATACCATTCACCAACATCTGTTGTTCCTTTACGTTTATGAATAACAGCACCTGTTACAGCGTTAGCGTTATCCACTTCTACTACTAACTCTTTAACCCAACCAGATAGTTCCATCTTCTTGTGGTCTTTAACTTCAAACACCACATCATCAACACCTGATATGTCACCTTTGTCTAGGTTGCCTTGTAGTGCACGACGCTCTGCTTTAGGGAAGCCGTTTGCTTTAAGGTATTTTACAACAGCAGTTTCTGCTGCCGTACCTTTTTGTTTAGACTTGCTCATCTTCACCTATATTCGATTCGTTGTTGCATGTGCAGTACCAAATGGATGAACAGATGTAACATCTGCCATCCATGTTTCTCATAAAGATTCTCTTGGGTCAGCCAGATACATAAACTCTGGGTTGAATGACAGGTAAACTGGTTCACTTCCAGAAGCGTTTGCTTTTCCGTAACGATTCTTTACAGGGGCAACACCCATCATACCGTTAGGTGTTTGACCTATGGTACAAATCAGTGCTGGTAGTTGTGAAACTTTACCTTGTATCGCTGCCCTTGGTGGGCAAGGATTACTGTCGAAGGCTTCACTTGTGTGATGTAGGATTAGAATCGCAGCGTTAGTATCGCGTGCTAAAAATTTTATTTCTTTCATAGTTTGACGCATACTGGACCACTCTTCGCCACCACCATCAGTGATATCAATAAGGTTATCTAACACAATAAGGTGTGGGTTCTCACCATGTACTTCTTCAAATGATAACACCTCTTCATCTAAATCAGATAACGATGGTGCTGCATCAAATGACCAGAAGATATGACTTGAACCTTTATTGATTGCGTCTCTTGCGAACTTAACATCTGATGATAAAAGTTTCTCTGCCTCATCTTGGCTTTTACCTGTCAGCATTGAGAACAAACGCATACTCATTGTGTGTGCACCTGTGTCTGCTGAAACATACAAGGTAGGAACTTTCATCCAAGTTGCTAACGCCAAAGCAAGTGTTGATTTACCAGCACCTGGGGCACCAGCAAACATACTCACTTCACTGCGACGTAAAACAATTTGGGCATACTCAAATGTCCTGAACACAGGTGGCAATGGTTCGCCACCTGATTCAGTTTTACCGATTGTTCTAGTGAGTGTTCTCACTTACGCAACCCAACCAACTTCGCCACGCTTAATCCACATTGGTTGACATTGGTCTGGTGTTCCTTTAGCAGATGGACACATCCATGCTTGCCAAGGACCTTTAGCACCTTGCCCACTCTTATGTTTCTTTGGACCGTGATGACAGGTTGGCACAGGATATGAACCAATTGTTGACGGTGGTGCGATAGGACCGTTGCCAATGTTAGGTTCAGTTACCACACTTGTTGCACCTAACGCTTGCGCAGCGTAAGCAACAGGGTCTGGTTGTCCGTGAACAACATCTTCTAACGCACCAACAATCAATTGAATGTTTCCACCAACTGCTTCAGCAATGTGTGTAGAAAATGTTTCGAAATCATCAGCACGCAATGTGAGGATGGTTCCGTTTCTTGTTTTCATACTAACTGAAAACAATGCTTCATTTGTTGCCATTTATTTCTCCCAACTTGTTAGACTTCTCTCCGTCTACCCAGTAACAGTACTCTTGTACAGAGCACATTTTACACGACTCAAAGTTAGGTAGATAAAGATTGTTCTCTCGTGCAATCTGAAAGAGACCAATCATTTCATCTAACTTTTGTAATGTAAACTTATCTAACTTGGTTGGCACACTGGTGCCACCTTGTCTTGCCATCCAGTATACACCATAGTCAGGTCTCACACCTGTTGCACGTTCCAGCATGCAAGCATATACCTGTAATTGTAAATCAGATTGTGGTGTGCGCATACCTGTTTTCAAATCAAGAACAATGATTTCATTTTCAGGTGTAACAAATACCCTATCAACTGCACCTTTAAGATTAACACCACCTGTTTCAATTTCCATCATCAACTCTATAGCAGGTGCACCTTGTGGGGTTTCCCAAATTTCCCAACCACAATTAGCACGCCATTGAACCCAAGAGTTCAAAAACTTTTTACCATTCTCAAACCACCATGTTGCGTTCTCACCATCAGGGTTAGCCTTAGTTGTGCGAACTGATTGTCTAAGGTTAGCAACATCAAAGTTTGGGTCTTGATATTTTTTTATCTCTTCAACTTCTGCGTTCCATGCTTGTGTCCAAATACTATCTATGTTCATAGTTGCTCCATTTTGTTTGTGTTGTCTAATGGTAGCATCCAATAGTTGTACTTGGTATCAAACACACCACGCTCTTTGATTTCTTTTCCTGTTGCCCAACCAAGTGCACGATAAGGTTCACTAGCCCAGTTATTATATTCGGTTCGTCTTGTCTTAACATTCAAACCATCACCGATAAGAATGTAGGTTGCGTTCTCATCATCCCAAGTTGAAAGTCTGATACCAGTTTTCTTAAACGAATATCTTATCTCAAAACCTGGAACATCTTCTTGTGTTTTCCACTTGTTAACATGAGGAACAAAATCTTCTAGCCCTATCATGCGAGCAAAGGCTAACTCACTACCAACTGCGATAGAGTGTTGCCAGATTTCCCACACATCACCCTCAGAATAGTTCCTGTTTGCTTTAGGTTTACCCAAATATGGTTGTTGTCTTTCGTAACCTATCCTTGCACAGATTGCTTCTTCCCAAGGCAACAATGCGTGTTCGGTTTTAATTAGTTTAATTGTCATGATTTGTTTTCCATAATTCCAAATCATAAATCTCTGTTGCCCTATGCACAGCAGAACCACCAAGTGTCCAAGCAGCAGGTTGTTCCTCAACTTTTTGAATACGAGTTAAGTAATAACGATAGCCACAGGACAACCAAGTGGTAATACTTGAATAGGATACATGTTCAGGTACATCATATCCGTTTATCTTTAACACTTAATCCTCCTCTAGTTACCGTTAGGTTCGATAGTAAGTGGGTGAAAGGTGAGAAGAAAGCCCACTTACTATCCTCAGCATAGCCTATGTTACCTCTGATGCAACAAGCATCAGGGTAAGTAATATAATCTACTTTCTATTAGAAAGTAGTTATATTATATTATAT